GACTCGACCTCTTCGAGCCAGCCTCGGGCGATCATCTTGCCGACCACCATCTTGGCCGCGGCGCCGACCAGCCCCTCGGGCAGCGGCAGGGCGAGGTTGCCGGGCCGGGTCGCGGCGCGGGACAGGATCAGGGACTGGGTGTCGGACGGGGTGGTCATCGGGGCCTCCGGGCGCTTGGGCGCGCGCAGTGCGCGCCTTCTACGGAGGCAAGCCCCGTCATCGGACGGGGCGGCCGTCGCGCCGTGTGGGCGCGTCAGGCGGCGTGTTCGCCTTCCTTGAAGGCGCTGTCGGTGATCTGGCGCAGCAGGCCCGCGTAGTGCTTCAGCGTCCCGACATGCCCCCAATGGATCTCGTCGGGGTGGGTCTCAAAGTGGTCATCGCTGAGCGTCTTGAGGCGCTCCAGCATGATGTCGATCTCGGCCTTGGCGGCGATGAATGCGTCGAGTGCCTTGTCATTCTGGGCGGCGCGGCGGGTGGTCATGGCGGTGGCATCCTTCGGTGAGTTGCATCGTTCCCTTGCGATCAGATTCGCTCTGCCGCGCCGCCTAATCAACTGAATACCAAGCGATATCATCAGCTTGATCGGATTTTCTGCGCCATGAAGGGTATGAGCGAACGCGAGTACGCGGCCCATTCTGGCCTGTCGCGCGGCGGGGTGCAGAAGGCGCGCAAGAATGGGCGGCTGGTGGTTTTCGACGACGGGTCGATCAACGCCGCGGCCTCGGATGTGCGGCGGGCGGAGATGACGGATCCCGACCAGCAGCGGCGGTCCTTGGGTGGCGAAAGCCTCGCCAGCGGTGCGGGCGAGACCTCGTCCTACATCAAGGCGCGCACGCTGCTGACAGTCTATGCCGCGCAGGACAAGCAGATCGCGGTCCAGAAGAAGAAGGGCACGCTGGTCGACCGTGCCCGTGCGGAGACCCTCGTCTTCCGCCTGGCGCGGCAGGAACGGGATGTCTGGGTGACCTGGCCCGGACGGGTGGCCGCGCTGATGGCGGCACAGATCATGGCGGAGGTGGAACGGCAATCCGGGGCATCGGTGACGATCGAGACCGCGATCATGCAGAGGGTGCTGGAAGCCCATGTCCGCGAACAGCTCGACGCCCTCGCCGACCTCAGGGTCTCGCTTGCATGATGAGGACGATGACAACGATCTGACCGCGGGTCTCGACCTCGGCTTCGACGGCGCCGAGGACCTGCTCAGGGTCTGGCGACAGGGCCTGCGCCCCGACCCGAACCTGACGGTGTCGGAATGGGCGGATCAGCATCGCTGGCTGTCGTCGCGCGGCGCGGCGGAGCCGGGGCGTTATCGCACAGCCCGGGCCCCTTACCTGCGCGAGATCATGGATGCGCTCTCGCCCGGCCATCCGGCCCAGCGCATCACCTTCATGAAGGCCGCGCAGGTGGGCGCGACCGAGGCGGGCAACAACTGGATCGGTTTCGTGATCCATCACGCCCCGGGGCCGATGCTGGCGGTGCTGCCGAGCCTCGAACTGGCCAAGCGCACATCGCGCGGCCGTTTGGACCCGCTGATCGCGGATAGCCCGGCGCTCCGCGAACGGGTGAACCCGGCCCGGTCGCGGGATGCCGGGAATTCGATGCTGTCGAAGGAGTTTCCCGGCGGCATTCTGGTGCTGACCGGGGCGAACAGCGCGACCGGCCTGCGGTCGATGCCCGCGCGCTATGTGTTTCTGGACGAAGTCGATGCCTACCCGGCCTCGGCCGACGAGGAGGGCGATCCGGTCACGCTGGCTGAGGCCCGCACCACCACCTTCTCGCACCGGCGCAAGGTGTTCATGGTCTCGACGCCCACGATCCGGGGGCTGTCCCGGATCGAGCGGGAATTCGAAGCGTCCGACCAGCGGCGCTACTTCGTGCCCTGCCCCCACTGCGGTGCGATGCAGTGGCTGCAGTTCGACCGGCTGCGCTGGGCGAAGGGGAAGCCCGAAACCGCGGCCTATCACTGCGAAAGCTGCGAACGGCCCATTGCCGAGCACCACAAGACCGAGATGCTGGCCCGCGGCGAATGGAGGGCAACAGCTGTTTCCAAGGATCCGAAGGCCATCGGGTTCCACCTTTCGGCACTCTATTCGCCGCTCGGATGGAAAAGCTGGTCCGACGTCGCGCGGGAATGGCTGGCGGCCCAAGGCTCGGACGAAACGCTGCGCGTCGCGCGAAACACTCTTCTGGGCGAGACATGGGTCGAAAGCGGCGACGCGCCGGAATGGCAACGGCTGGCGGATCGGCGCGAAGCCTGGAAGCCCGGAACCGTGCCTGCGGCAGGGCTGTTCCTGACCGCGGGCGCCGATGTGCAGAGGGACCGGATCGAGGTCGACATCTGGGCCTGGGGCCGGGGCATGGAAAGCTGGCTCGTCGATCACATCGTCATTCCAGGCGGGCCTGACGATCCGGCCGCCTGGGACAAGCTGACAGCCCTCCTCGGCCGTTCGTGGCAGCATGCCAACGGCGCCTTCATGACCTTGGCGCGGCTTGGCATCGACACCGGCTACGAGGCCGCGGCCGTCTATGCCTGGTCGCGCAAGGTCGGGTTCGAACAGGTGGCGCCCCTGAAGGGGCTTGAAGGCTTCAACCGGGCCGCGCCGGTCTCGGGCCCGACCTATGTCGATGCGACCATCGGCGGCAAACGCCTGCGCCGGGGCGCGCGGCTCTGGTCGGTGGCCACGGCAACGTTCAAGGCGGAGACCTATCGGTTCCTGCGGATCGAACGGCCCTCGGACGAGGACCGCGGCGCAGGGGTGCTCGATGCCCCCGGCACCATCCACCTTCCCGGCTGGGCCGACACCGAATGGCTGAAGCAGCTGGTAGCCGAGCAGCTGGTCACGATCCGCAACAAGCGCGGCTATGCCCACCAGGAATGGCAGAAGATGCGCGAACGGAACGAGGCGCTGGACTGCCGGGTCTATGCCCGCGCGGCGGCGTGGATCCTCGGCGCCGACCGTTGGGACGAGGCCACCTGGCGGCGGCTTGAGGCGCAGGCGGGCGTGGAAACGCGCATGCCGACGGCCACCGCAACTGACATCGCCACACAAGACCCCGCCCAGCCCAAGGCCGGAACGCTGACCACGCCACGTCGGAAACGGCGGGCTTACACCCCGAACTTCATGAGGGACTGATGGACCTGGAACGCATGCAGGCCCTGCTGACCGCGCTGCAGGAAGCCCGCTTCGCGGGGCTTCGCAGCGTCAGCTACGACGGCAAGACCGTGACCTATGGCTCGGACGCCGAACTGGCGGCGGCCATCCGGGATCTGGAGGGGCGGATCGCAGCGGCCAGCGGCACATCTGCCCGCCGCCGTCGCTGGGGCACCGTGGCCACGAAGGGTCTGTGACCATGGTCTTCGACGCCTTCCGCGCGCGGCTCGGGTCCATCATCGGTGGCTTCGACGCCGCGCAGTCCCACCGCCGGATGCGCGGCTTCCGCGCCACCCGGGCGCATGTGAACACGCTGATCGCCGCCTCGGGCGAAACCATCACCGCCCGGGCGCGCTGGTTGATCCGCAACAACGGCTATGCCGCGAACGCGGTCGATGCCTTCGCGAACCATGTCGTCGGCGACGGCATCAAGCCCTCGTCGAAAATAACTGAGGCCGCGAAGAAGGAGGAGCTGCAGAAGCTCTGGCTGGCCTGGACGGACGAGGCTGACGCCGAGGGGCTGACCGACTTCTTCGGCCTACAGCGCCGGGCGGCGCGGGAGGTGTTTCTGGCGGGTGAAGTGTTCCTGCGCATCCGCACCCGCCGCCCCGAAGATGGACTGACGGTGCCGATGCAGCTGCAGATGCTGCCGTCAGAAATGCTGCCGCAGGACATGACCCGCGCGCTGCCCGGCGCGGGATCGATCCGGCAGGGCATCGAATTCGACGGCATCGGCCGCCGCGTCGCCTACCACTTCCTGCGCCGCCATCCGGGCGACATGACCGATCCGGGGCTGGCAGGGGAAACCGTGCGCGTGCCCGCGTCCGAGGTGATCCATATCCTCGACCCGGTCGAGGCAGGCCAGCTGCGGGGCGTGTCGCGCTTTGCAGCGGCCGTGGTGAAACTCTTCACACTCGACCTTTATGACGACGCCGAGCTGGAGCGGAAGAAAACCGCGGCGATGTTCGCCATGTTCATCACGTCGCCAGCCCCGGAAACCGCCCTCGATCCAGCCGAGGACGATCTCGAGGTGGAACCGGGCCAGGTGGTGCGGCTGGATCCCGGTGAGGATGTGACCACGCCCTCGACGCCGGATTCCGGGTCCACCTATGAACCCTTCCAGTACCGCACATTGCTGCAGATCGGCGCGGCGCTGGGCGTGCCCTATGGCTATCTCACCGGCGACACCGCGAAGGGAAACTTCTCGAACACCCGCATCGCGCTCGTCGACTTCCGCCGCCGGATCTCGGCCTTCCAGCATTCGGTGATGGTCTACCAGCTCTGCCGCGCGGTCTGGACGCGGTGGATGGATATGGCCGTCCTGGCGGGCACCATCGACCTGGCGGGCTATGCCACGGAACGGCGGCAATACCTCGCCTGCGACTGGCTTCCCACGAAATGGGACTGGATCGACCCGGCCAAGGATGCCGCGGCCGAAATCCTGCAGATCGAGGCGGGCCTCAAATCCCGCACGCAGGCTATCGCGGAGCGCGGCTATGACGCCGAGCAGGTCGACAGGGAAATCGCCGCAGAACGCAGACGCGAGGCCGAACTAGGTCTCGACTTCCGGCGGCCGGGATCGCCCGCGCAGGCGGCAGGCGGCGGCAGCGAGGATCAGGGCGGCGAAACGGACCCTAGCAAGCAGGACCAGCGAGAGAATGACGAGGGCGAGGACCGGAAACCCCGGCCCGCGGAGGACGCATGATGCACCACACCCAGATAGCCCAGCGCGTCTTCAACACGCCCCTGATGGTCGATCCCGCCAAGGCGCTGGCCTTCCTGACCGGCCTTGGTCCGCGGATCACCGGCAGGGAAATTAGCGTCGAGGGACTGGAGATCATGGCCGATGATCAGCATGCAGCTACCCTGCCCGCTCGGGCGTCTCTCTTTGGCGACGACCTGACCAACCGCCAGGCGCGAAACGGCGGCCAGCCCTTCGCAGTCGTCGACGGGATCGCCGTGATCGAGATCGCTGGCACGTTGGTGCATCGCGGGTCCTGGATCGGGCAATCCTCCGGTCTGACCTCCTACGAGGGGATCGCGGCGCAGCTGCAGGCGGCGCTGGCCGACCCCGCCATTCGCGGCATCGCTCTCGATATCGACAGCTTCGGCGGCGAGGTCGCCGGGGCATTCGATCTGGCGGATCGCATCCGTGCGGCCCGGACTCAGAAGCCNGTNCANGCNTTCGTCGCCGATCANGCCCTCTCGGCCGCCTATGCGCTGGCNTCNCAGGCCGACCGGATCANCCTGCCNCGCACNGGGGCTGTCGGCAGCATCGGTGTCGTNGCCATGCACAGCGACATGAGCGGGGCGNTGGACCAGAAGGGCATCGCCGTCACGCTGATCCANGCAGGCGCNCGCAAGGTCGATGCGAACCCCTATCAGCCCCTGCCCGAGGCCGTCCGCGACCGGATCGCGGACGAGTTGGAGGACCTGCGCCAGCTCTTTGCCGAGACCGTCGCCGAAGGGCGCGGCCGCCGCCTCGACACTCAACGCGCGCTGGGCACCGAGGCCGCCGTTTTCCGCGGCGAGGCGGCCGTCTTCGCCGGTCTCGCCGACGAGGTGACCGATCCCGTCACCGCCTTCCACGCTTTCGCCGCCGCACTCCGCGGCACATCCACCCCCAGAGGAAAGGGCCCGATGATGACCACTGCCCCCGAAGATCATGCGCAGCCTGTGCCCGCGCCTGCCACCACCCCGCCGGAACCGGCCCCGCCCGCGGCAGTCGCACCGCCGCAAACCGCGGCGGCCGCCATGTCGCCCGAGGCGATCCGCGCCGAGGCGGCCGAGGTCGCGCAGGTCTGTGCGCAGGCCGCGCGCCTTGGCATCCAGATCGACGCCGCAGACGCGGTCGCCAAGGGCGTTAAGCCCGAGGCGCTGCGCGCCAAAGTCTTGGCCGATCTCGCCGCGCGCAGCGATGCCGCGGGCATCATCGCAACCGCCCCGGCGGCGGGCGCGAAGGAAAGCCCCATTGTGGCGGCCGCCAAGAAATCGGCCGCCGCCTCGCGCTGACAATTCCGCCCGCGCTGGGCGCCCCCATCCCCCAACATCCTGGAGACTGAACCATGCCCGTCCTGACGGAACCGCCCAGCATGGGCGATGTCCTCAAATATGAGGTCAACCCGAACTACACCCGCGAGGTGGTGACGCTGCTCGCGGGCACGCCCTACCCCGTCGGCGCCGTCCTCGGACGCATCACCGCCAGCGGCAAGTACAAGCTGGCAACCAGCGGCGGCACGGATGGCGCACAGACCGCCTCGGCTGTCCTGCTCTATGCCGTCGATGCCACGCTCGCCGATGCCACCGGCATCGTCGTCGCCCGCGGCCCGGCCATCGTCTCGCGCGCGGGCCTCGCCTACGACGCCACCGTCGATGACGCGGCGAAGATCACCACCAAGATCGGCCAGCTGGCCGCCGTCGGCATCGTCGCGCGCGACGGCGTCTGATCCCACCTCATTCCCCCCGGAGCACCCCCATGACCCTCGTCCGCAATCCCTTCGACGCTGGCGGCTATTCGCTGGCCGAGATGACGCAGGCCATCAACATCCTGCCCAACCTCT